GGGGATGAGAGCGCTCAGCTCGGTATTGCCGTGAGGACTGTTCAGGCCCATTTTGCACGGATTCACCGATCAGGACGGTCAGACATGCATTGATCAGGGCCTAGCTGTAGCATGCCACCATATGCAGACATTACATCTGGACCAGTTTAGGCTGAGGTGACCAGTTATAGTGGACTGGGAGTCCGGGCACGTTTATTCTTCTGTGGGCCGAGGGGGCCCCCCCTAGATCACGTTAAGCGCGGGGGTGAGAGGAAGGGTAAGGTGAAGGGGGGGGGGAAGGAAAGGAAAAAGAAAGGAGCTAGATGAAGAGCAAGAAGCGGATGGGAGAGAGGAGGGAATGGAGCCACTGTGGAGCGGTGCGAGGAAGAAGTTGATCGTCAGCCGGGGGATCAGGTAAGTCAAGGGAGGGGTCAAGGTCGAAGTAATGGATGGCCTGGCGGAGGCAAGAACGGGCCGAGGCAAGCCGGGTGTCAGAAGAACCGAGCTTATCTGCGGATTCGCAAATAGCGTCGCGAATGCTGCGCCAGTAGTCAGCGTCGTTACGGCCCTGCTGAAGGCCGAAACGGTCACGCCAGTGCACAACCTTGCTGTCATATGACACGTCGGGGCCACCAAAAATGAGGCCGCAGAAAGTCATATGGCGGCCCTCTTCGCGCTTCGGGGTCATCAACCACTGGGTGGGGATGAACCCGGTGGTGCGGCGCCAAGCTCCCAAAGTGACGGAATCATCACCAGAGACACAGACCGGAGTGCGAGCGGGGCAGTCCAAAGAGGCGCCAGTGAGGGCGCAGTTGCGAGCAGTATTGAGTATCCACGTCCAGCGGTCACCGGACTCCTGGCGAGGCATATGGGTGCCAAGGTGGGAAAAGGTGGTATAGCGATCTTCCCGCAAGCGTTGGATGTACTCTTCAGGAAAGCCACTGAGACGCATGAGCCACATGTCGAACTCAATGAACACATGGTCCACACCGGAATCCCACGAGGTGTAGTCATTACCAGTCATGACGCCAGGGCGCCACCAGCGCTTATACCATTGGGACACGTCGTCAGGGGAAGCACGGCAGTGAAGATAGGTGGAATCAAAAGCGTACTTCAGGATCTGAGTCTCAAGATAAACTGCGTAAGGGGCATCTCGGAAGATGCGGCCGAGGTGGAAATCGGAGACGGTCTGGCTAGCAAAGGCATGCTTGCGCAT